CGGTTTCAGTGTCAATAACGCCAATCACAAGCGGGGAACTAAACACTTGGGCGTACATTCCAGCGGATCGTCCCGTGTTGGGCAATTCGGTGTCATACCAAGAATTTTCTCTAACATTATAAATTACGGCATGACTGCATTCGGTGGCATTGCCCCTTGGATAACACCACCAAATTTCACCCCAGCGCGGGACTTTGTACGCAAACACTTTTTGGCGTTGCGCGTAATTTAGATTGTCGTAAAACCAATTTAGGTTAAGCGCATTAGGTACTTCGCGCACCACACCATTAAACATCAAGAATCTGTCAACACCGCACCAAAAATAGATACCGTCGTACTCAATCACACTCTGCGACGACAAAATGCTGGATTGCGCTGTAATGGTATCGAATTGAAAAACAGCAGTATTCCCAACATAAGTTGCCCGAAGCACCGAATCCAGTGACCAAAACAAACCCGAAGGAGCGTTACCTGCGCCTGAGCGCAAAGGCAGACCTTTTACGATCTTTTGACTTGTTACCCGGGCTTCTCCCGCATCACCGCCCGTCCAATCGTCTGTGTACCCGGCTCGGCTCCACCTGACAAATCCGTCAGAGCCATACGCAAATACATACGGCGCAAGGGCTACGATTCCGCCCGAAATGGTTAGCGAAGGAACAGGAACAAGTTGGCTTGTCCCGTTATTGTAACCGACATAAAGCTGTCCAGCCGCGTCTGAAGAGATGTCTCCAGCATTTGGAGCAACATGCGCCAAGATTTCGTTTTGATCGTTTGTGGTGTTATACGCCACATCAAATTGCCAAAGATTGTTTGAATCTGCAACATAAGTGCTATAGGTTCGATTGGTAACAATACTTGAAAGTCCGTTTTGACTTAATTGAAATCGAAATACGCCATCAGAAGTTCCAACATGTGTGTAGGTGTAAGCATTATGGTTATGGATGTGCATCCCACGAGCAATGCCGTCTAAGCGATCTTGTAACGCACGATACCCGCCCATTTTTCGAGGTAGTCCGCGTTGAAAACGAACCCATTGGCCGTCTACATAATGATTGCCTTCAAACTTCGTTCCGTCGCGCTTGATACCCGGCTCAGAACGAACAATGACTGGTTGCAAAGGCATTAGTAAGTTCCACCTTCAATGGGACTTAACCCGATTGCAACTTGAGCGGCTGTGGTGTTGGCCGCAGTAAATACCGCGTTGCCTATGGATGTAGCACCAAGATTGGTTCTAGCGTTACTAGCGGTCGTTGCTCCAGTGCCACCTTGAGCGACAGAAAGTGGTATACCAATGGTTGAGGTATCTGCATCAACCACATTAGTACCATCGCAATACAAAATGGCTCGCGCTGAATTTGAAACCGTAACGCCCGGACTGGCTTGTGCCGAGGTGCGAATGCCTAAAGTGTATGCACCAGTTGTTTGATTGCTAACCCAATACTGCTGAACCGTCGTTGGCACAATAACATCACGATTTCCGGTCAAAGTGCCAATAAATATATACGCAGTTTTGTTAAGTTCTGCGGTTGAAAGCGTGTAGTTACCAGTGCCAGAAATATCAATTTGAAGAACAGTAAATGCGTAAACGGAAGCTTGACCAAAACCAATGGTCCAAAACTCAACACCGTCCGTGATTACAATCGCGCTATCACCGGGTGAAAGCATGAGCGTTGACGCACCATTAATTAATTCAGAGCTGCTAGGATCAAGCGTTAAATCACCCGTACCTGCGTTACGAACATTAACAAACCAGTCGTTGCCAAGGGTTGGCGCAGTATCAAAAGACAATGTGCCCGCCCCGCCCGTCCACACCAGCGCCTTAGCTCGATCACTAGCGCCTGCCGTATAGTTAGTACTAAAAGTGCTTACCGGCGTTGATTGATTGAGTGTCGTGGCAATGGCTTTGACGCCTAGCCCCGCTAGCGCAGCCGCGTTGGTGGATGATACCGAGGCGCCGTATTGGAACGCCCGCCAAGTACCCGCAGCGGTGCTGTTGTCTGTCAGGTAAATCTGGAAGGTCGTGCCCGACTGCGGAGCGCAAATAACCACTCCTGTGCTGGTTTTGACTTGGAAAGTTTGAGCGCCAATGTTATTAAATAACACTGTTTCACCCGTGCTGGCTTCTGTCGCATCCGGCATCGTGATGACAAGACTGACCACGGTTGCATTAACATCCATGATGGATGCCACAACATTGGTGCTTGGAGCAGTTTCAAGCGGCCAGTCCAAAGTCTGGCTAACAGTCAGTGACGCATAACGATAGGAAACATCGCTTGGGTAGATGTTTGTGCCGCCGAAAGTATTGGTGTAGGTAGTCACTTATGCCTCCCGGCGATTTGTGGATCGGTCAATGATCTTTTGAAGATCTTCGCCATTAAGCGCAGCCAAAGAACGATCATAGTACGATTGCCACAACTGCACGCGCTGGTCGTCTTTCACAAAGGGCGTAGCCTCTACTAGAGACCCGTACAACAGAATGTTGGGAGCAAACTCCGAAAGCCAATTGGTTTGATTGTTATCATCCAAAAGTGGCGGCAATTCGTAATACAGTACTTCCAAAGGATAAGCCGCTGCCGGAGTTGGCGCAAAAATCCAGTGTTTGTAGTCGTAGTCCGCGTAAAACTTTGGGGCACCCGTTAAGGTTTCGTTGGGCCAGTATTGTCGAATGTATTCGTAAGAACGCGCAAAGACGGGCGTATGAACATTGTTGCCCGTGCCCGTTCCGTAGTTGATGCTGATGGTATCGCGCCAGCGGTCGGGTTTTGGATACACCGCAACGCTTGCTTGCATGGTGCTGTTAACAACCGTTTGGAACCCTTGAATCTTTAGTTCACGAGAAATTCGACGCTCAGCCAGCGTAATAAGCCGGGGAATCTGCTCGTAGACAATAGGGTCTGTTGCCCCGCCGCGCTCAAGGTAATTGCGGATGTCCGATTGCAAACTGGTAAATGTCATTGACGCAGGCATACACCTCTCCAAATCCCGCGTCTTACCAGTAGGGCAAGACTAAAAAATGTTAATAATTAGTTAACTTTTCGCTCAAAGTGGGGGACATCCTTGAGGGATTTCCAAAAGCCACCCCAATTGTTTTTAGGATTCAAACTTTCCCAATACAAGCCTATAGGATTAAGAACATCGGTATCATAAACCAACTTACCGTCTTTGAAAAAGTTCAAGTCAATAGCGCAACGCTTCAAGTGCATGGAGTTCATCGTCCGGCTGCGTCCAGCGCGAACATGGATTTGCTGTTGCTCCGGAGTACGATAAAGTTCGCCCCCAGTAATGACAAATCCTTGTTGCGTTGCGTATTCAATCAATTTTACAACATCCAACAAGAAAGCCGCTTGTTCTGTAACAAGACTCATTTGAAGGCTTCCTTTAATTGCTCGTCTTTGTCCTTGGAGCCTTGAGAAGAACCAAAGTAGTAACTCACAATTTGAGTAGAAATGGCCGACAAAACACCCAAGATGTAAATCAAGATATCTTTTCTACTTGCTTCTACTGGGGTGCTGTCAAACATGACAATTCCAAATAGGGTAAAAGTAATAAAGATAATCCCAAGCGCAAGCATGGGCGTTACGATCTTATTCAAAAGAGGAGCTTCGTAAGAAGAAGAAATTTGAATTTCTCTATCTCGCGCTGAGTTGATATCTTTTATATAAAGATCTACTTTTGCTAGGTCCAATTTGTCTTGTTCAATCTGAAGTTTAAGAAGCTCTTCTTCATGCTCCATCTCTGCAATCTTGACCTTAACAATGTCTTCTGAAGACATATCAGGCTTGAGTTCTACCCCGAGTTTTTCTTCAACAACCTTTTTGCCTTTTGCCATAACCGCATTGGCCACAAGGTTTAGTCCGTTCGTTAGCAACGGCTGTAGTATAGGAAGAAGTGCGGCTGGAATGGGCATTATTTGTCTGCCTTTGAATCTAACTTGTCGAAAATCTTACCTAGCATGGATTTGATGTCGTCAATGTCCCTTTGGTAGGTGACTTGAGTTACATAGTTAAGCGGCATGTTGCGTACATCTTTATCAAGACGCTCAATAGATCGTGAGATGTTATTCAAAATCCAGCCTCCCATGAAGCCGGATACTCCCACAATAATATTGAATAGCATTTGACCGCTTTCCATGATTACCCTCTAATCAACTTCCAGTTGTTCCACACCACCCAGACATAGAGAACACACATCGCGGCAGTGATCGGCCAGAAGTTCACATACCAAAGCAATCCGATGGCGATGAACTTGGTGACAATCATCACGAACAAAGGATCAAACTTCTGAAACAGATGATTCAGAAACGGGTTGGCTTCGCGGTGGCCCATTTCCAACGCTTTGATCGTGGTGTGAATGTCGCCGATTTGCAGGACGCAAAACAGAATTAGGAACAATGTGTTCACTTGGGTGGTTCCTTTGATTCAGCCTTCGGCANNAGGTTCACGATGGCGACGGCTTCTTCCAGAGTGACTTCGAGTTTGATGTCCATGCTCACTCCTCGCCTTTAATGACCGGCTCCACTGGAATGTATTTCCACGCATCCTGCGCCAAGTTGTAGTAGTACGGCTCGTCACCGAGCACCGCCTGCGTCTGCGGATCGTGCGGAGCCAACACACAGCGCCAGTAGGTCTGACTGATGGAGGTGCCGTCTTTCAGCACTTCCGTCGTCTTGCGGACATTGATGGATTTGGAAGGTAGGACATTAAATTCTGAGATATAAACTCGTTCTTCAAAAGTGGGCATGGGAAGTCTCCGTGAATTTTGCCGCTTTGCGGCGATTGATTGACGCAGGAATAACCTGCAAGTTGCACTCTACATGAAGCCCAGACACCTTCTTACCGCGCAATGGAATGATGTGGTCAACATCGTGCGGGATGCCGGTTTCTTCGGTCTTTTGCCTTGCCGCTGCAAATACAGCGCGGATTGCTTCGCGGTTTGCCCAGAGCGGAGTGGCTCGTTTGGTTCGCTCCTCTCGTGCGTAAAAATACTCAAGGTATCGTTCCTTGTTCGCCTCGTAGTAACTCTTGCTTCTCGCAAGGTGCTGCTCTTTGTTTCTCTCGTACCACGACTGCGTAAGTTTCGTATGCTTTTCTTTGTTACGCGCAAACCACGCGCGGTTGTGATCCAAACGACAAACCTTGCACCACGCCTCCAAACCATCGGGCGCACGGGATCGCTTGTAAAAACCGTCAAGCGGTTTCTTGGTTTGGCATTTGGTGCAGATTTTCATTAGGCTGCTTCGTAAGAAACTGTATAAATAACTTGTCCTGCGGTATCAATTGGAACAGCAGTTGCCGCACCGCCGCCAACAGGATATTGATAGACATTAATTGCTGTTGCGTTGTTAATAACAATAGCAGTCATTAAATTATTTGCAGTCAGAGCAATGTTATGAACATATCCCAATGAAAGCGCCGGGTTAAAACTCACTGTAGCATCACTCGTAAAAGGCAATCCGGAAAATCGCAAATCACCTGTACCTGTATGCGCTGACCAAATTATCTGAGCAGTGGCTGTCACTAATTTTCCAATTCTTACATACCGCCCGACTTGTGCTGAATACGTCCCCGTTCCCGCTGACGTTGAGCCAGAAACAGTCGGCGTCCAAGTTCCCTCCTCATACTCGTCCAGCGTGTTCGCGTCAGACGATGCCGATTGCGTGGC